TCGTGGAGTTCTTTCTGGAGAAAGGTTGACACTACCTACCCGTCCTTCTTCTTGACCCGGACTGCCTTATGCTGGCTTTGGCATCCTCTATCCGCACCCCTTGAGCTCGGTTCTGTATGTGGCCGAAAAGCATGTAGGAGAATGAAAAGCCTTTAACGCTATCGCTAGTGGAGATAATGCTAACGGCCTGGTCGTCGATGAGGTAGGAGCCTGCGGTCGTCGATCCATTCGCCCCATAGGTGACGCCAGCCTGGTCGAACGCCTTGTTAACCATGTCTCCCGATGTGTCTCGGATGCGTGTGCGTATCGAGTTCTTGTTGGCTATATTAAACAGGGACTCCGCATTCACGTTTCTGACGCCCGTATAGTCCACCACCTGAGAGACCCACCCCTTCTCGTCGCACCCAAGAAGGGTGTTGAATAGCCCGAACAGGAAGTTGGGCGTCAGGTTAGAGGTGGAATCGCCGGGCCCTCGGGAGGAGAGGCGCACGTAAAGCCCTCTGGCCTTAAGCATCGTCTGTCCGTTGAGGTTCACCTGCTTGGTTTTGTATGCCCAGTCAACCGGCATCGCGACGTTATCCGAGTTGCGAGACTCGGTTGTTCCGATGAAGTATTCTTTCCATACCCACGGGTCCAGGGCTTTGGTTCCGGTGGGTGATGTCACCGTGCATCCTGAGATGGTTATTACGAGTTCGCTCAGGGAGTCGGTCTTTGATGCCTCTTTCAAGCGCATGGGAACGTATAGCATCACCGCCTCTACACCTGGGGTGAGGTAGATGTAGCGGCCCGATGGGTCTTCAGTCCTATTGAACCGTATCTGAACGCCCGATGCGCCTGCATTTATGACCTTGGCAGTCGCATTCCCGGCACCTGGGTTGTATCCCGGCTTCGTCACGATCCGCTCACACGGGACAAAGAAGTCGATGTCGCTATTGTTGGCGTACATCACTGGTTCCCAGGCATTGTGGTCGTAGAAAACCTCGACGTCCCAAGCCTGCACCTTTACGTAGTTGACGTCAGTCACGAGGACCGAAATAGGAACCCAGTAGATGATGTCCTCTGGCCGCACCACCGTGTAGGTCGTTGCGCCTATGGTCCAGCTTCCGTCTGGGAATGCGTATCCGGTGGGGACGCGCTCGAACTCTCTCACCTTGCAGTGGTTGGCGGATCTCCCTCCGCTTGGCGTGTACTTGTAATACCCGGTGGGTTTCCTCATGTCCTCGCCAGACGAGACGCTTCTATCCAGTGCGCCTCCTCTTCCGTATTCAAGCAGGTAGTAGCTCTCAACTGGGATGTCGTTGTCTACGGCAGCGCCCGTTTGGGTCTTAGCCTCGTCCACTAGCGTCTGGCTATCGAGAGACCCTACCATTACGAGCCGCTCCTCTGAGGAGACGATCCATGCGTTGGTGATGGTCTGAGTTGCGATCACCAGATTTGCTGTGTTGGTTGCCTGCGTCTCCGTTGTCCACAGGGACCACTTGCTGTCCGCGTAGCAAAAGATCGCTTCTGAGTCCGGGTAAACTGCGAAGAGGGCTCCGAGTTCCGCGTTGTAACAAAGGTGGGCGTTGCCTGCTGAGACGGTGAACTGGGTCTGGGGTTGGTCGTTGGCTGTGTTGGAGAACCCTGGAGATGTGCTGGTCGTGTAGTAGCTAGTGAGCGGGGAAGAGAAGAAGCCGTTGAAGAAGCTGTCGATCCCGCCACTAATCTTGGTGACCACAAGGTTCCCAGTTGTCGCATACACTCCGTTCTTGTCTGACCAGATGAGACTCCCGTCAGCTACCGCCAAGGCATTGGGGCCAAAGCACCCAACGTTCTCGTCTACCTTTGAGACCTGACCTCCTCCGTAGATAGCCCCACCGGCAGACCTAAACATGAAGGTTTCGGTTTCCGTAAAGATCATCAGGTGACCGTAGTGCTGTTCGATGGCGGTAATCGGGGTGCTACTTGGCACATGGATCTGGTTGATCCCGACAAAGAACCCCGGCTGGTTTGGATCGGAAAAGTAGAGGGTGCGGTCAGCGGCTACCACCAGCCTGTCATCGATGACGGCAACGTCTACCGGGTCGCCAGGGAATGTCGCCTTGTTTAGATACGTGTAGGCTGCCTCGTAGGCTGGGTTTGGCGTGGGCACTAGCGGCCTAATGAAAGCTCGTTCGGAGTAAGGGTTGCTGGCGAAGATCGTGATGTCGTACTCAAGATACCTGCGCTCTGTCTTCCCGATTATGATGGGACGGTAGATGAATATCCCGACAGACGGGCTCCCGAAATAGAGGACGTCTCTCCACTCGTGGAAGAAGAATGCTGCGTCTGAAGTCGCAGCTTTGAACGCAGTCCTATCGTTTGAAACGCTCGTGTCGTACTGCCCATGCCAGTAGGGAGGGGGTGCTCCGCTGTAGTTGGTTGTGATCTGGGAGCCCCAGAAGCTCTGCTTATTCTGTGACGTGGCGAACTCGGCACCAAAGCCAACCGACTCTGCGGTGTGGGTATAGAGTGGTTCCTCCCAGTGGTCGCCGGTAGTGAGGTCGTCGATCTCAACAACGATAACGTAGTCCGTATAGGAGTTCGTCATGTCGTCATTTGTCAGCGCGTTACCAGTCCTCACCAGTGCCGAAAATATCGATAAGCACTGCGTGTGACCGAAATCCGTCTCCAACATGTACGACCCTAGATGCTTCCTCATCCCCACATTCGGGCGCGTAGCAAGCCCCGTCGCGTCGACTGTCGGGAGGCCGAACGTCGTAGTGCGCTGGGACACTTGCCCAAAGCCTTTTCTCACTTCCCATGAGTTCCTCCTGTAGAGCATGTTGAGGGCGAAGGACCCTTTTGAGGGGCTGTCCTGCTCTATTCCCCGGTCAAGTACATCGATCTCGGTTGATGGTACTGCCATTTAGTTGTCCAGATATGACGATAGTGTTTCAGACACATACTGGGGCCCATTAAAGACGCGTCGGTTGAGGTACTCAGCAAATGCATATTCGCGTGTTTGCAGTTGTGTGGTGAGTGGGTTGTTTTGAGCGTTATCTCGAATGGCATACTGGGCGTAAGCGTAGAGAGCGATCATGTCATGAAACATGACGAGGTCGTCTACGTAGGTGGTGAGTGCAAGGTTCGACCAGAGAGTAGACAGTTGTTCTGGGGTGTACCTTAGCCGCATTGTTCCCGTCAGGTTTCGGTCCAGCTTGAGGACTGTTCCTCTTAGGAAGTAAGCATTGACTGCTTGGTCTAGTGCTGGCAGCGAGGTAACCGCCTCATAGATTGTTCCGATCCCGGTGATCCCGCCAGTGACATTAGACAGGGTTTGGATTTGCATCAGCCTGTTGTAGCCGCCTGTTATTGTGGCTCCGAGAAGTGCGATTGCGCCTGTTGCTAGGTCATACTCATCCGTATCGGTGAAGGTTAGGTCTGCCTTCTCGACGTAGATGGAGGGGTCGATTGCGGAGACAAAGGATCTAAATTGACCATACCCTTGTGTAAGGTAGGTCGACACGTCAGATGCCGTAAGGAATGTTGCGTCTGGTTCGTCGGCATACGACCTGAAGAGTGCGGCAATCTGGCTGACATCCACTAGTAACCCCCTCCTACCGGACTGATGAGCGCCTCATCGCGCTGTCTAGACCGAGACACCATGTCTTCACCGACGCGCTTTTGAACGGTCATGTCTAGTTGTTCTTCTGCGAGTTGCTGTCTAGATGCGGGACTGCTGGCTCCTACCATCGACTGCACGCGACTGTTTGGATCTGACCCTGGCATCATCGGGCGTGGCCAAACCTTCCGTTTAGCGAGTGCTTCGGCATAGGCCTCTGGTCCCTGGTTGTCAGTGGTGAGTGCGGCGAATATATCAGCGATGTAGTTCTGTCTTTCTTCTGTAAGTTGGTAATAGTCAGGCGTCCTCATGAAGTCTCCGAACACCTTGATAAACAGCTTGATGTCATCGCTTGAGAATATCTCAACATTGTCGCCTTCGACTGCCCATCCGAGCGTATCCCTGGCATGCGCCATAGACATGATCTTCTCACTCAGGAATGCGTTGCCCGTTCTGAAGCTGATCTCTTGTAGTGCCTGGTCTTTTTCAATAAGCCCAAGTTGCAGGAGCTCGAGGACCTTGGCATCTCGATCGAGTGCTTCGTTCCTAAACAGGCTCCCTGCTTCAAGGAACACTTCTGGGTCATCCACGAGTGCCGTGGCATCGAGTTGGTTAAAGATGACCTGTCCTGCCTGGTCCATCATCCTCATCATCTTTGGCTCATCGTAGAACTGCTTCATCAGCATCAGCGTTGTTTCAGCCAGTCTTGCGGTGGCCTTTTCTATGCGCGTCTGCGTGATTTGCAATTGGCTCATGTCTCTTGACGTGATGACATTCATCGCTTTGCCGCTACTGATGCCCACGGCTCGCTTACCTAGGCTCACGCTATGGATGCCTGCGACGTCCTGCATTTCAGACTGAATCCGTGTGATATTATCTAGGACATATCCTGGGATTGGGACAGGGGTGAGTTGTTCTGGTTTTCCTCCTGCTGCGTTGTAGAAGATTTTCTCTCCTGGCCTGTTTGTGAATGCCTTTGAGTCAACGCCTGCGGTCTTTGGGATGAGGATCTTCGGGTTACCCATGAGCTCAACGTTCATCATGACTTGCGTCCGCGACTTATTATAGAAGTGCTGCAAGTCGATGAGCGGCTCAAGAAGACCGATCCCCCAGAGTTTCAGTGGAACCTCTGTGTACCGCACCAATTGGATGGGGTGTGGTTCTACGGGGTAGTCTTCCTCTTTGAAGAGGTAAATGTTTCCTGCCATGATGGCATGGCGACCGTCACGCCAGTAGATTTCATAGACCTCAATTCTGTCCGATGGGTGTATCTCACCCAGAAGACCCTCATTTGTGTCTGACCCACCGAGCTTCTCGATGCTGTCTGCTGCCTTTGGGTACGAGTCCTTCAGGCGTTGCTTGGTGTGGTAGCTTCTGATGGCGACCCACTCGCTCTCGTCGAAGTCGCTCACGTCTTTCTCAAGAAACAGGTCGTAAGGGGAGACGGCTTCGGTATGTACGCGGTCTTTCTCCGACCAGTAGTACGTGTGGAACCCGACAGTCCCGCAGGTAAGGAGCCACTCAAGCCCTTTCGAGATCGTGTCTTTCAGGGTGTCGGCTTCCCAGTGGTATCTAAGGGCCATCTCTGCGCTCTTGGCCTTCAATACGTCTTCATTGGATGGGGATGCTGGCATCACGACAACGGATGGATAGGCAAGGGTCAGGTGGGACAGGACGTTTCGGTAGATGTTCAGCATCAGGTTAACGGTGAGTTTATTGCCGCGACCCTTGCGAGTTCTCATAGACTCATACTCACGCATACGCCTGTCGTATTGGAGCCACTGGTTGCCTTGGAGAAAGAGGAGGGAGAGGTCCCAAGCCCTCTTGTCATCGATCTTTCCGCTCTTTGAGTCCTGAATGCGACCGGGCATGTCGGTAGGCCACTTCATTCTTCGGATCCTCCGAGCCTGCCGGTGGTCAGTTTGTGGCGCCGCTTAGGCTTCCTCTCTTTCAGTGGCCTGATCTCCCTGTCATAGGGCTCGATTGCCTCCCGTTCGGTAACGCCGAATGGCTCCAACGGCTCAATCAGATCGAAACTGGTCAGTTCAGTAGGGTCGTACTTAGAAGTCTCTTTCAACATTTCAGGTTCGGAGGATTCCTTCTTATCTGGAAGGGCCGCCTTGGCGACGGCTGCTCCGGCTGCTACTGGTCCTCCGGCTATTAAGCCCGCGACATCGAGAATGGCTTTTAGAAACGGTGTGGAATCCGGTCCACTGCGTTTAATCATGTTCTTTGCTGCGGTGCGCTTGGGGTCTGGAAGGGCCATTTCAGTCTCCGTGTTGAAGGGAGGATGGAACTACGTCGATGTAGCGTTCTGGTTCGGGCTCATCCCGACGCAGTTCCTTTTGATTCCTTTTCTCACCAATAAGCATGGCGACGTAGAACCCCGTGAGTGACAGAACAATTGCTTGTAATATCTGGAGTAGGAGTTCCACGCCGCCATTACCTCTTAGGCTAGTTCGAGGCCCGTAAGAATCGAGTTGCAGTTAGGTTGTTTGCAAACAAGATTCCAGTACCATCGGTAGAAGCCTTCCCACGCATCGGTGTTACTGATGCGACTGAGGACGGCCCCATCTAGGTCGGCAAACTTACCTTTCTCGAGCTCCGCCAGGTTCCATGTGCTCTTCCGTAGGAAGAAGATGGAACCATTAGGAACGGCCCTGGACACCTTGATCGGGATGTCACCATAGCTAACATCCATGAATCCGGCGTCTCCCTTTCGGGTAGGACCACCACCTTGGCCTGCGTTGATCCGCATAGCGATGGTGCCTTGGAGTAGAGCAATGTACTGCTGCCGCTGACGCGGGTGCATTAGCATCACATCTACCTCATGGGCTCCACCGATACGACCGGGGCCACTACCCGATAGGGTAGGCTCGTCGACCTGAACCGAGTCAATGCAGTGCTGGACTCGATCAAGAGCAAGCGCAGCGCCCGTGAGGGACGTAGCGTTTGTCTTGCTTCCGCAAAACACCCAGGAGCGCAGTGGGGGTGCGGTCCCGTCAGCGGAAACGATACCAGCCGCCACACTACCGCCAGCCAAAAGGTCCTTGACGTTACGCGTCACACCAAAGTGCGTCGTAAGCGACATGTTTCCCTGTACGCCCACGGGCTCTTCGATCCAATGCGTATAGGTGTTACCAGCAACAAAGGCTGACATGTCGAGAGCGAGCGTGTTTGCGTTCTTGTCAACGCATTGCGCCTGACGAAGAACCACAGCCACAGCCGTTCCGTTTTTAACACCCGGCAACGCAGCGGAGACCGTCTCAAGAACAGCTTTGTCTGCGGCTCCTGAGTTGCTCCCTATCGCGATGGTGATCGTCCCGGCAGCAGCGTCGAAGTCGACGGCAAAGAAGTTGATATTGGAAGAACCTGGGGTGTCAACGCCCACCTTGTTGTAGGTATCCATGCGAATAAGGTCAACCGGGCACCAGTACTGGGTGTCATCGGTAGCGGCCAGCGTTGCGCCCGCAGCGACAGCGTTTGCACGCACAGCATTAAGAACCGTGTAGTCTCCACGGTAAGCAAAGACTGTGCTACCAAAACCAGTACCACCAGCCGCGCCTTTCACCTGTTGAGCCGCAGCAGTCTGTAGGGTCTTCTTCTCGTAGATGTAGCCCATGGCTGCTCCGCCGGTCATGGAGACGCGGTTGGCAGTATTTCGGACATCGCTGACTAGCTTGTTCATCTCAGCGTCGGTGTATCCGATGAAGGCACCGCGCCCGCCGTTTTTAGCGGAGGCAATTGCGGGACCGGTAATCTGGAATCGACCGTACTGATACTTAGCCGTGATCTCAAGCCGCGCATAACCTTGGTTCCCGGCTGTAGGCAGGGTTCCTGATTCTGGCACAAACTGAGCGGTTGAGCTCATGGAGTTACGCGAGACGTGGACAGGGATAATGGCCTTCTTGCCATTCCAGTCTACGATCGCTTTTTCAAACATTTCTAGAGCAAGGATCTCATTGTTGAGCTGCTCAATAACGGGTCCGATGTAGAATTCTTTAAGAATCGCATCGAACGTTGTACGTGTGGCACCAGCCATTGTTCATTCTCCTAAGAAGAAAAGGGGTTCTCTCGTCGTAAAAATTCAGCGAGGGCCTTTGAGGCTTCCGCTACATTACGGGGCTTGTCCTTTTGTCCATCTCTGCTCGCCCGTATCTGTGCCCTTGGGCTTCCAGACTTAGGGGCTCGAGGTGGTGTTTCTCGCTTTGGCTTTGCTGACGCAATGTGTCTGGCGATGGCACCCTCCTCGACGGAGGCGATATGTGATGAGAAGTTCTCAGCGATAGACATCAGGTCACTAGCTCCGTCTAGGACGACAGCTTGGAGGAGTAGTTCACGCGGGACGCTTGGGTACGAGTTCTGGACGTGTCCGATTTCCCTCTCGAGTTGTTGTTCTGCCTGGTAGACGGCCATCTGATTCATCCGGCCTTCTAGTGTGAAGTACTTCTTCTCGAGTGGGTCAAGCGGTTCATCATCGGTATCGTAATCCCACGATTGGTCCTGCTGACTTTGTTCTACCTGGCGTGTGGCTGGCTGTGGTGGTGATTGCTTGAGTTGCTCTTGCATCTCTAGCATCTGCTTTCTCAGCGTCTCGGTCTCGTGTTTGTACTGGTTTCTGGCGTCGATGACTGACTTAAACCTGTCATACGGAACACGATGCATAGACCCCTTACCTTCTCCCTCATCCTCTCCTTCCGGGCTGTCTGCGGAGGATTCGTCGGTATTCGTTTCAGCATCTGCGTCTGCATCTGCCGTCTCGGGGCTTGCCTCTTCCTGGTCTTCCGCCTCTTGATTTTCGTCCTCGGCGGGTTCGGACGTAGATGTTTCAGTCTCTGTTGGGTCGAAGTCGACGCCTTGTTGAAGTGCGTCTCCGAGTTTTTCGGCTGCTTCGCTTGATAAAAACTGTCCCATTTTCGAGTTCCTTTTACGCCCTTGGGCGATTAATTATTGTACAACACCTCGGAAGGTGAGGCTGCTTCGTCTTCTTCCTCTTCAAAGAAGTGAGACGATTTCCGATACAATTTGCCAGTCTGCAATTCGAACTGCAACATTTCGGAGAGGCTGTTCGGTTTGGGCTGCTTCTTTATCTGCACTTCTGGTTCGACCTGATCCATCCCCATAAGCGCCAAGGCTGTCGCCATTACGATGTCGTCGTGCTTGCCTGTATCGGCCTCTGGCTTGCCGTTTTTGTTAAATACAAACGTATTCATTTCGTACTTAAGGTTATCATCTGTGACATCGAGCCATTCTCTTGAGATGTATTCTTGCAGTCTTGCGAGCATAACTGACCGTGTTGAGACGTTGGTATTGAATCCAAGGTTCTCGCTCCATCGGTTTGTGGCTCGGTCGTACTTGGTCCGTCTATAGAGCAGGCCCCACTCGTGTCCTGTCAGGTATTCGATGACGCTTAGTCCGTAGCTGTTTGATTCTACGCAAACGAGTGCATCGTACTTCTTTGCTTCATCGAGGACTTTCTGTGCGAATTCTGATGGTGCCATTCTCACGTAGAGCGAGCTCACGATGCGTGGCTTCTTTTTCTCCGTACAGTTGAGTGTAACGAAGCACGAGAAGTCTCCATGGTCGGAGCCCGATGCGGTATCTACTCCGATGACATAGGCTGAGTACCGCTGCTTTTCTTCTGTGCACGAGTATCCTGGCCGGTCTTTAACGTGCGGATAGACTCGGTTGAAGAATTTCCTACCGGCTGAGATGAATGCCAGGTGTGCTTCCGGCGGGTATTCTTGCAGGAAGGTGTTCCAGTTAGCAGCACAGCGTTTAGTGTAGACATTGGAGGCCCAGTAGGTCTGTTGTTTAGTGAGGGTGTATTGCTTGGCGATGCTTTCTATTTCTTTTGGGATCCATTCTGGCTTCTTCTTCTCAACCGAATCCTCGGCGTCCTTCCAAGAGATGAAGAGTTTCTCATAGCCATTGTCTGGGCTGAACCAAAGCTTGTGAGCGTCATTGAGGCCATTCGCTGTCGTCTCCAGGGCCACCCTTGCGTTCGTTCCGGCGGTCGACATCGCCGAGGCTATAAGCTTTTCGATGTTGTCGTACATCGCGAACTCGGAGCAATGGATGGCGTGGTAGGTCGCGCCTCGGGCCGAGTCCGAGCCAGCGGTTGCGGCCACGATATACCCGCCGTGTTCGAACATGAGCTCGTGCTTGTTGAGCAGCTTCACGGGGAACATTAGGTACTTCGGAAGGTTGTCGTAGAACCGGGTGTATATGCGAAATATCGTCTTACTTGCGGTGTCGGTGTGAGCCAGGACGAGTGTGGCGAAGTTCGGCGTGAACAGTGACGACCAGAAGTTATGGGCGGCTATAATCGTGGTGAGCCCAAGCTTTCTCGACTTAAGTACGTAGACCCATGGGTTCTTCTCACATGCCGACAGGTAGGAGCGTTGAGCTCGGTTTGGCACAAGCGGTATAAGCTTGCCGCTCTTGTCCACGATCCGCAGGTACTTCTTGCAGAAATGGTCGAAGTCCCTGGCACACTTCGCGATTTCAGCCTTTATCTGCTTAGTGAATAGTGATGACTTTCCCAAGCGTTGCTCCGTATTCGTCCAGGTCATCCCCACAGAACTCGTAGACGTGCGCCTCCCTGACGAGTTCCCTGGTGTCTTCAACCATGATGGTGTGTATGGAGACGAGAAAGGATGTGACGATGCGGGCGAACTCGAGGACTTCTTTTTTGTCCATGCGTTTAGCGTCGAGTATGCCGTCGATGGCTTTCAGCTTTTTAACGAAGCTCTTAAGCACGTATCTAGCAAACCGATGCTTCGGGTTCAGCGAGGCGTCGGTGTAGTGTTCGAGCATCTTAATCAGGCTTGCCGCCTCATTGGCCGCGACGAGAAAGCTCCCTTTGACTGACTCAAGTTTTGTGACGCCCTTGATGTTCTCGGTGGAGACATCGAGGCTATGCTTGATCTGAGCGATACACTCAGCGATGGCTCCCTCGACGAACTCTTTAGGAAAGATGTTTGAGGTAAGGATGTCCTTATCTTCTGCCATTTCGTATCTCCTCGAGCCGGGACATTGCGCTGCTTAGGGCGTTTATGGCTGCGTCCACGTTATCTATTCTGGAACTCTTCTCCAGGTAGGCATCCACGGCTTCTCTCACGATGCGGGAGATCGACAGTCCGGTTAGTGCCGAGTGCTCTTTGAGTCTTCTTATCTGAACAACCCTAAGTGCATGCGATACGTTCTTCTTGACGCCCCATGTCATGTGACCTGGCGTTCCTGAAGGTTCTCAGCCGCAGCCACCCTTGTTTCTTCAGGGAGCTCGGGCATTCTTTCCTCAACTTCCGCAGCGACTTCTCCGAGAGGTGACTCGCTTCCGAGTCCGCGCAAGAGGTTGAAGTGTTGGTCTTTCGACAGTCCGTGAGATCCAACGAGCCCGTTAATCTCATTAACGATATGCTGAAGCTTTATGGCTGCGCCCATCCGGTCTGCCGGGTTTGTCCCCCTCTGCTCATAGAGACCGGCAACATCTTCCGGCCTTATGCCCTGTAGGGCACGACCGAGAGAGGCCGAGCCAGTCATGGGGCCGATCTCTTCAACGTCCTCAACGACCTCTGCCATATTGATCGGTGCTACTTTTTCAGTCGCCATAGGTCTTCACCTTCCCCTTTTCTCCGGCTTTCTTCATAGCGACAGCCATGTAGAGTTGGATGTTCTTCTTGTCGTAGCTACAAGCCTTGGGTGTGTCATCACCCTTCTTGTACGCGCACCACTGGGTCTTACCCTTCTTGTCCTTAGATTTGCGGACAATGTAGGGCATTATGCGACCTTCTTCTTAAAGGTCAGACCTGCGCTTACGTCCATGGTCCCGGTGCCACTCTCGGTGTAGTAGAGCCTGAGGAACTTCTGGAAGCCGGTCACTTCGAGTAAACTGCCGCCAGCCGCTGTGATAGCGCCAGTGGCTGTGGTGTGGGTTATCCAGTTCGCTCCGTCCGCGCTCGTTTGAACCCCATAGGCGATGTTGGCTGTTCCGCCTTCGTTGGTCCAGGCGTACACGATCTCAAGCGTATCGTAGTCCGCTGGTTTCACCGCAGCGTTTACGATGTCGTACTTGGTAATGGCGGTTTCCACTCCACCAACGAGGACCTTGTCATTGGTCGTGGCTGTGTAAGCGTTGGAGGTGGGTGGATAGATGTCCCCGTAGGTGGTGTCGCTAGCTGCGACGGAGGTGCTAACCTCCATTGATTCGGTGGCCATTAGTAGTCCTCTCCTTCGTCATGTGAGTTATGGGTTTGCTCTTCCTCTTCCTCTTCCCCCTCCTTACCATCGACCTCTATCCCGTGGGAACCCGCGAGACGCTTCAGGTCGTGGTAGTACTTGCCTGCATCGGTTTCCTCATCGCGCTCGGTCCAGTTCTCAAGGAGCTCGGCGATACCACTTTCGAGTCCGTCCTGTGGGGAGTCGTCTTCCTTGTCCTCGGCGTGATGTTCCTCTTTAGGACGCTTGGGTTTTCCTAGCACCAAGCTGAGTGACACTCCCGTTACCTTGTCCATCGGGATGCCGCCTATCTTCTTCAGCATCCCGATGGCTGCTTCCTTCATCTGTGGGTCCGACTTCATCTCTTACCTCTACATGTTCTAAGGTCATGGGATCGTTCAAGATCGTCAACAAAGACGCATCCTCGGCCTCCTGAGACCGTAACGCCTCTAACTGAGAACGAGCGTACTCCAACTCTACCTGGGCCTTCAAGACTTTGAGACGATTGAGCTCATCAGAAACCGCCTGGTCTTGAACAGGAACCTCACGCCAATGAGCATACCGACGAGACAACAACCACTTCGCAGCCCGCCAATCAGAATGTGCATGGTCGTGCATCACCGCAACAAGACGACTCTCAGCACGAGCCTCCGCAGCCTTACAAGCCGCAACAAACTCACCCTTACTCTCATCACGTACCCAACCACTCAAAGTACCAGCACTAATACCAGCCATCGTCGCTGCCACACCATAAGTCTGACCATCACCAATAGCCTCCAAAATTACCCGCTTCCGACCCTCAGTAAACTTACTCGGCCTACCCATCAAAACACTCCCCAGTTTATAAACTGTGAAAAGACAGGGTTTAACAGTCTTATATTACACGCTCAACCCGCAACTACCCAATACCACAGCACCTTCCAAAATAACAC